ACCGCACAGGTTGGCATCGCACAGGTCGGCATCGCGCAGGTTGGCATCGCGCAGGTCGGCACCGCTCAGGTCGGCACCGCACAGGTTGGCATCGCGCAGGTCGGCACGGCGCAGGTCGGCACCGCTCAGGTCGGCACGGCGCAGGTCGGCACCGCTCAGGTCGGCACCGCTTTTTTCTGCTGCGTCTTTGAGTGAATCATACTTCCCGGCGACAATGATTTCACCGGTAAATCTGTGTTTGATCTCGATCTTCATGCTTCCTCCTTCTTGATTGATTCGAGCAGCATACGCTCGATGATCGCGCCGCGCTTCACCTTCTCCGCGCGGACCAGATTTGCGACGTAGCGCTCGATCTTCTCGGCAGCGCTCTTGTGCAGCGAACATGAAAACGGTACTCGTGGGTCAGTCGTCATCGCGTCCTCCGTTTAATTTAATCTGAAGGCTCCACCAATCGGCGAAGCCATCGGGTGTACCGTAAACTATCAGCCAGCAGGTCAAGTAATAGGTGCGGTCGTTCATGATGTCCTCCTTGTGTAATTACAATGTCGTCGATATTGAAAAATAAGTCAAGCCAATTTTGTAATTTTTTCTGGGCGCGGACAAAAAAATACCGCCCATTGCTGAGCGGTAAACTCGCCGGGTGGCGAGGCCCGACAGGTATCGGGCAGGAGGTCCACATGGACGCGGGGAAGCCCCGCAGCGAGTGGAGATTCAAGGTGGCATGAGATGTTGCGCGTGTCAAGTTTTTTTTATTTTTTGCTTGACATTTCCGCGCTGGAATGGTACTTGTAATGTAGGTTGCGATTGTTGGCTCCATGTGAGAACGACCGGCCGGTACAGCGCATGTCAGGCGTTGCCATCGCAACCAACTGGACGACGAACACCAGTATAAAAACGGCTATCGAGGCCCACACTGCCAGCGTAGCGAAAGTGTAAGAGTGGGGCGTGGACCAGTGGAACACGTCAGACATCGGGAGGGTTGGGGTCTGGTGGCGGCGGGTGGAAGCCCCGTTAATCAAACATAAGGAGGGCGCCATGTATTGTTTTATTTGTGGTTATAACATACTATCATCATTCTACTGGCGTAGCGGTATTGAGGGACGGAATTGGCAGTTTTCTTTTTGGCCGTCTTTTGTCGTGCGGCGTCACTCTGGAGACTGGATCACAATATCGTTGTATTGCTTTTTCTGGACATTCGAGATAAGCGTATTCAAAAGTATTTTATAGGGGCGCGGAATGGTTCGACGCGGCACAAGCCCAAAGCGGAACGTCGCGGACCCCGGCTCGATACCGGGCGCGTCCAAATCGCGGAAGATCGGACGACTCGCCGCGTGATGTAAAATTTATGTAAGGCAGGTTGCGATAGCGTAAATAATCAATTGTACGAACCGTGGATATGCTCCCGGTGGAATAGTAGCCGCCGGGAGTAACTCACTTCTGATTTAAATATAACCAGCACTTCTCAAAGTCCATTCCGGGAGAGCGGTTTTTATCATCCTTGCAGTACTCATATCGATCGCGCGCGCGGCATTCTTTCGCGTAATCAGCGCACACGCTTTTGTCGGGGTTCTTCTGGTTGTAGTACAGGCATCGATCGAAGTCAAGGCATGAGTTCGGACGGCCTGTGTAGTCCTTCGCGTCTGGCATGGACATACAACACGCGACAAGCACGCAGAGACAACATAGTGATATGATTATGCGCTTCATTTTTTAACCTCGATACTCACGGAAGGTCGCCACGAAAACCCGTTTTTCTTGTCGTATGATATGTTGGCAACGAGAATATATCCCACCAGCACCACCACCAGCACCGCGAGTATTTCTTTCGTGCGGAAGCGGAACAGGTAAGCGATCATATCCCACGGGTTGTTGATCTCCTTGAAGGCTTGATCTTCTTTTTTTGTCATGCTATTTGTGCCTCGCTCTCGATACGATACAGGAACTTACCGTTGTCCTCTTTGAAAAAATACGGTACGCCAGTTTTGCTACCCTGCCCTAGATCAATGTGGATATGGATGTTCCCGGTGGTGTTGTCGATCCCCGCGCGGTAGGGCCAATGGTTGAGCATGTGGGCGAATAAGTGGTTGTAGGCCGCGATAGGAGCGTAATCCCCGTACCAGCGAAGCGTGATGTCAATCGCGTTGTCGGGCTTTTTGTGTGGAGAGCCGACAGGATCGCGCGGACGGTCACCGCTCGTAACCACGAAGTCAAGGTGTTTCCGCGTATAGGCTTCTTTGTACTCGGAAAAAAACTTGACAAATTCTTCTCGTACTTTCATGGTGTCACCGTATCTGATCTTTCAAAATTGTCAAGAACATTTTACCAGCGCCAGAAATAAAGAGAAACCTGCGGCGACCACCGAAATGAGTACCCACTTCTGAACTTTCAGGACTGCGGTACTGACGGCGGCTTTCTCGACGCGGCAAAGCTCTTCTCGGAACTCATCGCGCAGGCCCGCGATCTGCTTTTCGATTCTGTCAATCCCGGCGGTAATAAGCGTGATCTCGTTCCGTGTCATTGTCGTATCCTATGCTGCGTACGTTCCCACGTAGGCGTAAAAATTAAATATCCCCGAGCGCGGGCGTGTGTGTGGGCCGGTGCGTGGGGTGCCGTTTGTGCCGTCTGAGACAGGGGTCAAATCATCAAACAAGGTATCGTCATAGGCAAAATATGCCGCAGGCACCCCCCCCGTTACTTCCTTTCCCCTACTGATCCGCCAGCCCTGGAACTGATCCCTCTGCGCCAACCCCAGCACATTATACAGGCCGTCGTTCATGATCGCGGCGTCTGTCAGTTCCTTGTGCCGCGCTGTCGTGGTACTGCCCGCGATGCGATGGGGGTAAATGCTGATATTGGCCGTACTCGCGGTTTTAGCCCCTGGGGTGAGTCCCGTGGCCGAGCACGTAATAACCGCCGACGAGCTGCCGACGTTGGCGAGCGTAACGCCCGTGATCTGATAATCCCCGGCCGGGATGCCACCTATGGCCTCCGGGAGTGTGAGCGTCCCGTACTCGCGGTCATAGGCATACGCCTCGGCAAGCGCGCGCATGAGGATGTAATTTTCGGGCTTCTTCGTGGTGCTGCCCTCGTTCATCCAGAGAGAGAACGCATTCGCGGCGGTAATCTGATACGACGTGATCGGAAACGTCGTGACCTTGCTGACGGCTTTCGTGATCTTCCATATCCGCGCGCCCGCCGCTGCCGTTCCGGGTTCATCAACCGTTGCCGCCGTGTCCGATGTGCGCGTGGCGATATATCTGAATTGGTTCAGCTTCTCGATGAATACGAGGTCGCCGACGGCTATTTCGGGGTCAAAATTTGTTCCGCTCCCAGTCAGCGTCTTACCCGCGAGCGTTACCGTGCCCGTGAGTACCGCAGACGACCAGCGCGGGCCAGCAATTATTGTCCGAAGGTATGGCACGTAATCTACGTAATTTGAAGCACTAAGCGTTGATGTTGGCGTAGCTAAATTAAACCAAGGGTCTGTTGCCGATAAAGTAATGTCTTCTTGCGTGATAAGTGACTGTCCAACACGATACGGTGACACTATGCTTCCTGAAATAGTGTCGAGGTCTGCGCGGGCGTTCAGCGACAGGTCTTGAAGAAACTGGTTGACAGATTGCATGTACCGGCTCATTCCGGCTTTATCGTCGGGGGATGGTATGAGCGGCAGTATCGGTGATTTATTGGTTTTCATTTCTCAATCTTCTCAGTTCGGCGTTAAATTCCTTGCTGCGTATGCTTTTGAGTTTATAAAGTTGCCTATCGAGCCTTTCCTTTTCTTCATCGCTGGCACGTTCATACCGCCGATGAAACATCTCTGCGCGAGTACCGGCATCTTGATACTGCAAGTCACGCCACCACCTTCCGTCAGGTATTCCAGTCAAGCTTTTTTTCTCGTTTAATTGGCGCAAAAAATACCGGCGCTGTTCCCTCGGTTGCGTGTTGATGAATTCAACAGCTTCTTCCTTCGAGATTCTACCACGTGCGTATTCATCGGCAATCGCGTCAAACTCACGGCGAACCACAGCCCTTTTTGTAGCGCGTTCCCGTTTGATTCCTTCTGACTCCTGTTGGTATGGAGCAAACGGATCAGTCGAACGCAAAGCTTTTCTGATAAACGGAGCCTTGCTAATCATCTCTTGCATCGTCTGGTCGCGCATGTCCTTCGGGAGTTCGCCAAGCATGGCGCTCATAGCACCACCAGTAAGAGATGTCCAGATATTACCGCTTGTGAATACCTGTTCAAGCGCATATTTTGTTCGCTCGGGAGACATACCCGTGGCTTCTCCTATTTTCACGTAGGCTTCTGGCGTGTATCGGTTGTATTCCTGAGATGGATCAATACCCTTGCGACCGCGCCATATATCCTCGTTGCGCCAAAAGTTCTTGTTGGCCGCATATCCAAGCATGGCCTCGATTGTTGGGGGAAGAACGCCGGTAGGAACTATTGGAAGCCCGTCTTCAAACGCCATTGACAACTGGTTTGTTTTGAATGTATCACCTATCGAGGCTGCGGCGAGGTTCTCAAATATTGACGCGAAGATGCGTTGCGACTGATCTTTGGCTACCTTGAAATAGTAATAACGCTTGTCCCCGTTCTTGTCGTAATAATAAAGCGGGGTGGTGAATATAAAGTTTGACGCTTTCTCGCGGTCGGGCACCTGTTCCCACGCCTCGGGGTTAGTCATGCGGTTGGCATAATATAATCCCGCAGCCATAGTTCCAATCTGTCCGACTTTATACGTGAACTTTCCGGGGTGGTCTGCCGCATATCTGAACACACCGCGAGTCCCTTGTATGGCAGCGTTTAAGTATGGTATAGCAGAGTCAGCGGCCTTGACAAACGACCCACCCTGTGAGAAGTCAAGATAGTTTCTCGCGGCGTATGTGGCCCGCATCTCGGCTCGTGCTGGGTCAATTCCTTCTTTGGCTGCGTTTTTAAGGGCACGCTTTCTGAGCGCAAGCCGCGACCATATCTCGGTAGTTTCTCCAAGATACCCCATCACGCCATAGAGCTTGTCAAGCGCCGAACCCGCCAATCCTGGTCTACCCTGGTGAGTCAAGAACTCCATTCCGCCGCCTTGCTGAACGTATTTCAGGTAGTCTCCCTTACGTAGCACGGCATCCTTCGCTGTGGATACGAGGTCTACGGCCTGCTGCCCCATCGCTTTTGGAAGGAACGACGAATACTCATCCGTAGTTAGAAAGATATGTGCAAGGTCACGGGCAAAGTTTGTGACGGCAAACTCAGGGTTAAGACCTGTTGCCATTGGTTTCAGTATTTTTGATCCCGACAACCATCCTATCGTTGAAGACAACTGTTTCGATATTTGCGGGTCTGAAAGCACCCATTCTTTGGCTATGTCTGACGGCATCTCTAGATACTGACGCTTACCATTGACCATAACAGCGACAATCTCATTGCCCGCAGTTGGAGTTGGCTCGCTCATTCCCCACTTGTATTTCTGATATTGTTTTGATATTCTCTTGAGTACAGCTTGATCTTCTGCGTTTCTAACATTTTCAACCATCTTCGCTATCTTTCCGGCAGAGTATTGCTTCCGCTCTCCGTCTATATATGTATCAACTATGATAGCGTCATCAGCAACCTCCTTACCATTATAAAACAATTTCCTCTTAGGTATAGCAACATGCACAAGTCCGTTGTCAGGTACTTCTTGCGCGAGTTTAAACAATTCCTGGTTCGCGCTGTTTTTCATAATACGTGCATTGGTGCGTGATACAACTTCGGCCATAAGAAGTCGAGAATTATTTTCCATGGCCTGCTCGCTACCTTCTTTCAACGCCTTGATTCCACTAGAAGGCACGGTAAGCTTTGTACCGCCGAAAGTATAGTTTTGCTCTGGGTCGATATACTGTATGAATCTTCTCGGCGAGTAATCTCCTTTTGAAAGAAGCGCCTGATAAGAGGCATCGTCAAGCAACCCGGCCTGCTTCATTTTACCAAGCTGTTCTTGCATGACTCCGAAGTACTGGTCGGCGCGTTCATTAAGAGCCTTGAATCTCTGTGGATCAGATTCGGCAAGTGCTTTTAGGTACTCCGCATGGTCTTCTGGCGTAAGTCCTCTGGTGTTGGCAACGTCTTTATATTTACCAATAGATACTGTGCGGCGGGAAGCAATAATCCTGTTAAGTTGCCGCTCGTCATCGTGCGACAATCCTTCGTAGATTGATCGACTGTACTTGTCCAACTCCATGTCTGTAATGGCAGAAGCACCGCGAGCTAAGTCGTGACGAATAGCGGCATCTTCTCCAATCGGTCCAAGTTTTTTCAAGTCCTCTTTGACGTTACCGCTGGTATCTACCAAACGTGTTTTGGCCTTGCGAAGAATGTTAGGTATATTCACCTTGTGAAGAGTGGAAATCTCTTTTTCGCTTGCGTCATACATGGAGTCAACAACCTGTGCTATCTTGCTGGTTGGGGTGGCTGTCTTTATACTCGGAGCTTCTGCTTTAGGTTTGCCTTTCCACGGCATCGGTATTTGAGTCACCGCTTCAACGGCTTCGCGTACCGGAGTAAACTGAGTCTTCATAAGCATCGACAGTCCCTTCGCACCGGCAAGACCGATTGCGAGGTTGATCGGCTTTGTTTCCTCTTCGATCCCGCGAATGGGTGCGGTACTTCCCATACGTTTGGCTAATTCTACTTCTTGTTCGCTTTGTTGGCGTAACGCGGCCGCCTCCTCGTCGGTCATAAATGGGTTGATCTTTTGAATTGCCCGCCCTGCCATTTCTGCCAAGTTGGTATTCCTCAAAGCACGATCTAAGTAGTGCTCTTCGTGTTGCGGTGCGCGGCGTGTCTCCTTCGACGGTCCTATCTCACGAATCTTTTGTGGTTCTTCGTATGGTCCTATCTCGCGGATTGACTGCGCAGCTTTGTAGGGGCCTATCTCGCGGATTGACTGCGCAGCTTTGTAGGGGCCTATCTCTTTGACGGTAGGCTCTTCTTGATACGGACCTATTTCGCGAATAACAGGCATTACAGTTTTCTCAATCTACCGTTTTGGTATACCATGCGTACTCCGTTGACTTCGTATTCGTAGCCCTCTTTGTACTTAATCTTAGGCGCGCTTTTCGGTTCGGCCGCAACCTGGTTTTTGTTGGCCGGAGTGTTGTCAGCCACATTGCGCGTGTCTAGATCGTCGCCCGACTGGTATGATAAGTATGGGTTAATAAGAGAGTTGTCCATTCGCGCGACGAAATTTTGCTTTGTCTCGGGCGTCTTCCCTTCGAGTTGTCTCCTCCGCGCCATTAGGGTTGAAAGCGTCTTTTCGTCATTAGCCTCTCTTGCGGCGGCAATCTGCTCGTCCAGTTTTAAAAGATCACGGCGCAGCGCTGAAGAATCTTCGGAGTCAATCGGAACCCAATTCTCGCTGTCCTTCGGAACCTGTCCTTCTGGTAGATATTGCTTGCGCTCACTTCCGCGCTCCTTCCA